TCCTCAGCGAAAACATCAACGATGGCTATGTGGGGCCTAGTGAATTGGCTTTGCGCCCCCCATGAAACTCTAGTCTTAGTTACAACAACAAGTGTTCGAGAAGCTAGAAAACGATTGTGGGGATCAGTACGTGAGCGGTACATGCAAGTCCCGGGACTTCCAGGGAAATTGGTGGACTCAATGGGTAAGATCGTTCTCGATATATCAGAATCTAGTGAAGCGTCGGATCGTTCCTCCATAACCCTCGTTCCCTCAAGTCCAGACAAAGAGAAAGAAGCTACTGCAAAATTAATCGGCCTGAAGAACAAGCGAGTATTCTTAATCATCGACGAAGCTACCGATGTGACCAATTCCGTATTTGAGGCCATCAATAATCTCAATTCTAACCCTCAGTTTCAGTGTGTAGCTCTGGGTAACTTTAACTCTCAATATGACCCCTTTGGAGTTTTTTCCACGCCTAAGGACGGGTGGAATTCTATCAATGTCGACGCTAGCGAGTGGGAGACAAAGACCGGTAAGTGTATTCACCTAGACGGGTTAAAGACCCCCAATATCGAGCATGATGACAAGTGGCCTTTTTTATTAACCTCGAAGCAAGTTAAGTACGCTATGGACAATGAGGGGGAGAACTCTCTTTCCTTTTGGCGCTTTATCCGAAGTTTTCCAGCTCCTGTAGGTTCTGAGGAGGGTATTTACTCCGAAGCTGATTTCCGAAAGTACGATGTAACTAAAGAACCAAGGTGGTCATCTCCCCCGTTGTACTTGGCTGGATTTGATCCTGCGTTTACAAATGGGGGAGATAGATCCGTGTTAGCCATAATTAAATACGGCCAAAGTGAAGAGTCTGGCCCCGCAGTCGCTTTGCATAAGTTTCACTATGTGCGGGAAGATGTCACCAAAGCAGAACCCCGGAATTTCCAGATCGCTAAAGAAGTTATGCGAATTTGCCAAGAGTCAGGGGTACCTCCAGAGAGACTAGCTATCGATGCTACTGGAGCCGGGGATCCTTTTTGCGACATTCTATCTGAGACTTGGTCTCCTAGAATCCTCCGTATTAAGTTCGGGGAAAGAGCGTCAACGTTGCCAGTTAGCGTTACTAACCCGATCAAGGGGTCGGATAAGTATACAAACAGGGTAACCGAGCTTTGGTTCTCCGGGGTAGAGTATATGAGGTCAGGCCAACTTAAAGGCATGGTTCCAGACTTAGCTAAAGAGATGACTGGGAGAAAGTATACCACTACCGCGGGCGGTAAAGTAACCGTTGAGCCCAAAAGAGACTATAAGCTTCGACTGGGTAGATCACCCGATTTGGCCGATGCATTCTTCTTAGGACTAGACCTAGCCAGGCAGAAGCTTGGCATATATGCAGGTTCCCTCGTGGGGGGAAGGACTCGTTCTTCCTTTATCGACCAAGCAAGGAAATTAGATCAAGCTATAGCGGACTCCTCCTTTCTATCTACTTAAAAAGGTTTATTGACATAGATAGGGCACTCACCCATACTAGTCAGACTTGTGGAACCGAAATACAATAACAATACTGTTCCAGATTCGGAACTTTTAACTATAAGCGAGAGTGGAAAGCCACCAAAAACCCGAATAAGCGACCACAACGGATTATATAATCTTTACAAAAATCTATATTTAGCAGACGAGGCAGCCGCCAGGGATCGTACCCGTATTATGGATATGTTCGATGGGGCCGCTCCTTATGATCCGGTTGCCCTCCGCAGACTAGGGCAGGGGTATAGGGCTAATCTGAATTTTGGAGAAGCTGGGGCAGATCTAGAAAAAGCTTTAACTTCCTATAATGATCTCGTTACCTCAGTCGATAGATTGATAAATGTTAGAACTCGCTTCGGTGACGACAGCCAGAGGGAAGAATACGGAGCAATTATTTCGGAAGAGTTTACCCGTTTGCTCACTAAAGATTGGTCTAGCTTTTATTTCAAGCAACAACTTTTATCCTACTACTTCGTATCGCAAGGACTAGGGATTGCTTATTTTGAAGATGAGCGAAGCTGGCATTGGAATGTTTGTCCTATCGGGGATTTCTTTATTCCGAGGGGAACGTCCGCAACAGAAGATAAAGTAGAGATCGCCTGTGTCCGCAGGATTTACTTAACCCACGAACTTTTTCAATATATTGAAAATCCTAAAATTGCAGAGCAGGCTGGGTGGGATGTAGAAGAAACTAGAAAGGCTATTCGTGATGCCACCACAACTTTCCCCATGGATGGATTTAATTGGGAAGAGTTACAAAGGCAACTCAAGAGCAATGATCTGTATTTTGCTCACGTAAGAAGTCGCGAAGTTCATGTTGTACATTATTATGTACGGGAGTTTGACGGAACATATTCTCATGCGATAGGCAGACGAGATGGGGGTGGAGAGTTTCTATTCAAGAGACTTCATCGTTTTAAGAGCGCCGCCGAAGCTTTCCACATCTTTACATATGGTATTGGCAACGGGCAGTACCACTCTATTAGAGGGCTTGGATACAAGATTTTCCCACATATTCAAATGACAAATCGTTTGCGTTGTGCAATGGCCGACGGAGCGATGCTACAGACTTCAGTACTTCTTCAACCCACAACTTCCGAAGATGTATCTAAAATGACGATGGCCTATTCTGGACCTCTATCCTTCCTACCTCCTGGGTTGAATATTGTACCAACCACTTTCCCCAATTTAGCAGCTAATGTTCAGCCTATAGTTAATGAAATGGCTATGGTGCGCCAAAGTAATACTGGTTCTTATCGTACTACTATGAATGCCCCCTCCGGGAACCCGCGCACCGCTACTGAGGTAGAAGCGCAACTGGCGAATGAAGCAATTCTCACGACTAACTCGATGAATCTATTTTATGTCCCTTGGGGAAGATTGCTACGAGAACAGTTCCGAAGATTGCAACGAGACACATGGATTCCCGGAGAAGTGGGCGGGGACGACGCCAAGAAGTTTAGAGCTAGGCTGGAGGAAAGAGGCGTTCCGTGGCAAGCGGTTAAAGGTGTATATGATGTTAGTGTAGTTAAAGCAGTAGGCCTTGGGTCACCGGCAGCCAGGTTAGCCACATTTAATGAATTCATGCAGATGCTTCCTAAGTTTGACGAACTTGGGCAGACGAATGCCATCCGAGATCGAATTGCAGCCCGAGTTGGTTACGATCAAGTCGATAGATATCTACCCAACCCCAACGTTAAGAATCGTATTCCAGCCGATGCCAAAATCGCAGAGTTAGAGAATGGTGCTATGCAGGCGGGAAGATCAGTAACTGTTCTGCCCAATGAGAACCACACTATTCATCTAGCTGTGCACTTGAGGGAAGCCGAACCGATAGTACAAGCCGCTCAAAACGGAGAAATCGAAAATAAGCAGGGAGCTCTCTCGTTTCTCGGTATGTTATTCCAGCATGTTAACGACCACTTTATTCGTATTGCTGAAGATCAAAGCAAAAAACAAGAGCTTGGACAGATTAAGATGGCGATGAATTTGATGAGGGAATCTCTGGTTAATCTACAACGTGACGTAGAAGAGGATATCCGAAAAGCCAATGAGCAACAGCAACAGGCCGCTCTTGAACAAGGACAAATTCCGTCGATTACCCCGGAGATGCAAATGAAGATGCAATCGCATCAACTCGATATGCAACTCAGGCAGGAAAAAGCCGTAATGGATAATCAATTTAAAGAAGCCGAAATGAAACAAAAATTAGCTTTACAAGACGCGCAAGCCGCGGCTAATCTACGTACCGCGATGAATACCCCCACCGTTCCCACGGCATGACATTAAACGATTGGAATAAAAGAGAAGATTTTAAACTGGCTTTAAAAGCCTTTTATAAATCAGAAGCAGGGCGGGCGGTTAAAGAAGTATTGTTATCAATAGGAATACCGACCCCCACAATGCCCCCAGCGGGCATAGATTTTATCGATTGGAATGCTACCCTAAACTCCCGCCGGGAAGGTTATTATGAAGCCATTCGTTTACTAGGAACCTTGTCCGAAAGTATGTCAGAACCAAAAGATCTTCCTGCACCATGGGAAGGACTAACCGAAGAAACAACCACCACGACACCATAAGGAGATATAAAAATGAGCGAAACTACAGTTGCCACCCCAGAACCGGCCGTTAAAGGCCCCAGCGGAGCAGATAACCTAAGCTTCTCAGAGGCTTTTGACGCTGGATTCGAAGCCTTGTCTAATTCACCTTCAGCCGAAGCTCCAGTCGAATCGGCACCCGAAAAAGCATCTACCCCCGTAGAAGCTAAAGTTTCAACTCCAGTAGAAACAAAAACTTCCTCTGCCAGCACAAATCCCTTAGATATTCTAACTAGGCGGATGACGGGGCAAGAAGATACCAAGACCGCAGCAATTACAGAAGACGCAGATATTAAAGCCCCGGACAATCTCAAGCCCGAAGCACAGACCGCTTGGGCGCGACTGACAAAAGATTTGCGGGAAGCTCGGACACAGATTAAAGAATTCGAGGCCAAAGCTTCGGAAGCTCCAGTAAATTCAGTTGAGCAAATCGACCTCCAAAACCAGTTAAACGCTTTGAAGACCGAGCGCGATGAATACGAGGGAGAGTTAAGACTATCTCGTCTTGAGTCTACACGCGAGTATAAGCAAGCTGTGACTAGCCCATTGCAAGAAATTCAGAAAGAAGTGTCGGAAATTTCTGATCTTTATAAAGCAGATTCCAGAAGTATTTACGCAGCGATGGCAGAATCAGACCCAGCTAAAAGACGGGCTCTACTTAAGGAAGCTACCTCAGCTTTCGATCCAGTTGACGCTTTAGCTGTTAGGTCGCGGGCAGAAGATTTACAAAAAGTATTTGCTCGAAGAGATTTGCTCACTAAAGATGTACAAACTGTACTACAAATGCTTGACACAGATCAAAAACAAGAACAAGAGAGTATGTACAAAAGAGCCCAGGAGCAGGTTGATTTAGCCTACAAGAGTGAGTGGGAGAATCTTCAAAAAGAGAACGCTCTATTGCGCCCAATCGAAGGGAATGAGGCTTGGAATAATGCCCTCAATGGCATTCAACAACAGGCTTTAGCAATCGAGAACACTGAGTTAGATCCTAGGGCAAAAGCCAAATTGACATTTAATGCTGCTGCGATGCCAGTAGTAATGAATGTATTTCAAGACTACGTCTCTAAGACTCAAACTCGTATTACAGAGTTAGAGGCCTTGACCAAAGAACTTAGGGCTACTCTACCATCCTCAGGCGGATCTAGGGATAGTGGGCCGGAGATTCCAGCCGATTTAAGTTTCGTAGAAGCTCTAGAGCGGGGCATGAAGCGATAAATTTGTTAAAAGGTATTGACACGTTCTAACCGGTTGATACATTTA